GTAAACGGTTTGTCGTGTGACGCCCAGGGCTTCGGCGATCTTGGTGACCGGGAAGTCCAGATGGATAGCCCACCTCCCCAGCTGGTTGCCGGTGGTCTTGGGCGACGCCATCACGGTGTCGATGATTTTTTGTGAGTAGGCCATGATTGTGTAGGTGGGGGTACTCGCTGCGTCTATGCCGCTACAACGTGCGATCAATCGCTTCCCAGCAAAGCATCCGCTTTCCCCCCGAATCTCCTTACTTTCTGTTTTGTGCCAGGGTGTGGCAAATCAGGGCTTCGGTGTGGCTGTTGGTGCCGGTGATGTTCAGCGCGCAACCCGCGACCATGGGATCAGCGCCGTTGGCCACGGCCTTCTCCCACTTTAGCTTCGTGTCCATGCTGCACAGCATGACTGCAAAGATCAGCGAGATCAAGACGGCGGCACCCAGTGCCCAAATGCTGAAATCCAATTTGTCGTCAGAGTCCATCTACTTTCTCCTTACAGGTGTGCGGCGTTGACCACGCCGTGATCGCTGCGCGTCCACAAGAACTCGGTTTGTTCCAGAGCACCAGCGTTTACCAAGTCGGTGGCCGAGTACAGCTGCTGCGTGAAGCGCGGATAACCTGGGCCCACGAAGACGTGGCGGTTGCGGTAGTGCGGCACGTACGTGACGTCGTTGAGTTTGAACACTTGCTGGGGCATGCGTTCTGCGCGGTTTTCTTTCATTGCTTTCTCCTTGTGATGGGGCGGCAACTGCCGCCCCGGTTTAGTTACTCATCATCCCAGTCAGACACGATGTCAGCCAGCTTGCTCTTCTTGGCAGGCACGGCAGACGGCTTGGCAGCTTCCTTGCGAACTTCGGGTTCGCCACCATCGTCCTCCTCCACGGCGGGCTTGGCTTTTGCCTTCGCCGCTTTGGGGGCGGGTGCTGGTGCTTCCTCGGCTTCTTCCTCAGCGGCCACCGGGTTCTTGCCAGGCAGAGCCAGGGGCGCGGCTTTGGGCTTCACGCCATCCGCTTGGGCAGCCGTCATCACAACGGCACGCTGTGCCTCGGGGCTGTTGCCCTGCGCCACCACCGTTGCATACTCATCCTCGGTCAGCCAACGCACAGGCTTGAAGAACAGCTTGGGGCTCTCTGCCTTGGTGTCGAAGCGCATCTGCGTGACGATCTGCTCGGGGTTCACCGGGGGGCTTTGCACCGCCAGGAAGCGGGCGTAGGCTTGCAGCGGGCGCTTGTCGCCGTCTTCCTTGCCGAAGATCGAGGTAGCGGGCAGCGTCAGCTGCAACACATCCCCATCGGGATCGTTCGCCAACACAACAGCCAGGCGTTGCTGGAAGCGGCAGGCGCGGCTATTACCCTGGCCAGACCCGGCAATGTTTTGCGGGCAGTTGTGGCAGGCGCTGTGCTGAGGCGTCTTGATCGACGCATCGGGGGTCTCACCGTCATTGCTCCAGCAGTCAGGTCCGGCGATGTTGTCGGCATCGTACGACTTGGCGTAGAAGATGCGGTTGACCTTGGGCGCGGCCTTCACAATGATGACGTCCAAGTGGCGGTCGTCAATGGCAGCCACCTCCTTGCCGCCTGCAAGCAGACGGAACACACCACCTTTGATGGAGATGCGCTTGGTGCTGACACCTGTACCACCGCCCGTGAGGGCCTTGGCTGTGTCGGACAGCTCGTTGTTGCGAGCGAATGCGGGGACGTTGGATGCGTTAAAGAGCGTTACGTTACTCATGGTTGGTCTCACTTTGATTTAGTTACACGAATGTCGAACTCAGTGACTGAGTTCAGTCCTGGCGGTAGGAGGCCAGGGTTCTCCTCCAAGAAGGTAGCCATGTTGCTTTGAGCTATGCGCTTCTCCAGCAGGTCTACGACGCTGTGCTCAAGAATGAAGTTCTTGAAGCTGTCCCAGTCCTGCGTGTTGTAGCGCGTCTTGGTAACAAGGGATACCGTCCCAGACTCGGTGTTGACCGTCTTCAAGCCTTGGGCTTTCATGCGGTCCTTGATGGCCATACGCACTTCCGTGCGCTGTTCCTCAAGCTTGGCGACCTGTGCGTCAAACTGCTCGATCTTTGCTTTGATCTTGCTGTGGATTCGCACAAGGTCATCGAGGGTGATGTCCTCTTCGGTGTCTGTCATTTGCTTTCTCCTGTTATATGGTGTGGGCTTGAGGGGCTGCACGCCCTTGGGGCTGGTCAATCGGAAGTCGGTCAGTCAATGTTCTGGCGTTCTTCTAGTCGGACATTCAGGCCTTCTTTGTAAGCGAGTCGGTCAGTCGGAGTTCCCCAGGATTGAGGTCCCTGGAACCTTTAAACATGAACCAAAATCATGTGAACGGGTCAGATTAACGGTCTGGTGTTCAAATTGCCCCCGAGGGGCGTCGGCTACGAAGATCGGCCAATCTCCTACTGTTTGAGGCACAGAGCAAGCCTTTTCCCAAACGCAGCGTGCAGCTTCTCAAGCCCACTCCTTTTTAATCAAGAACCGGTTTTCTCACGCGTCAGTGCCGGGGCATCGTACTCGGCCATAACCGAGGCGTCTACCGGCACTGCCGTGGTCCAGTTGGCTTGCTGAATCGCCGCATCTACAAGACGCAGTTGACGCGCATGCCAATCGAACTCGTGGGTCACCTGCTTGGCGGACAGCAGCGGCACTTGCAGCACCACATCATCCAGCTCATCGGTGAGCTTCTGGCGTTTACCACGCACCTCGAACAAATCTTTGTCCTTGATGGCACGCAGTTGATCCACCTTCTGTTGCAACTCCTTGCGCCGTAACAGCGCTTCGGCTAACTTGATTTCCATTGCTTTCTCCTGTGTTAAATGTTTGTCAAGGGTTAGACAGTGTAGCGGGCTTTTTGGCTTTTGCAATACTCCTTTCAAGAATTTATTTCTGTCGTGAACATGTCCGTCAGAAGTGAGTTGTCACTTACCTTGGACTCCAGGGCTTTGAACATCTTGTGCTCGATGGGCGAGCCTTGGATGTGGATGACTGTTACCTTATCACTGTCTTGACCTTTGCGATCGGCTCGTGCTATGCACTGCACGTACTGCTCAACCGACATGAGCGGGCCATAGAACACCACCGTGTCAGCGGCAGTCAACGTGATCCCGTGCGCCGTAGCCTGGGGCTGCATGACCAACACCCTGGGAGCCGCCGTTGTCTGGAAGCGGTGGATGATGTCAGCACGCTTCGTAGCACTCACGCCACCATGGATCATCTCAGCGGTCAAGCCTTGCTTGAGTAAGTGCGCATGGATGCTGTCGATCGTGGAGCGAAACAGCGCGAAGATCAACACCTTGCGTGGAGTCTCCTCCAGAATCTCCTCCAGCACGTTCAAGCGCGGGGCCGCATCGAACTCGACCACCTCCTTGTCATCGGTGTAGGCAGCGCCACAACTGATCTGCAAGAGCTTGCTGACGCCAGCAGCGGCGTTGACCGCTGTGATGGTCTCCCCTGCGGCTTGCACAAGCATGCGCTCTTTGAGCAGGTCGTAGTACTTCTTCTGCTGCGGGGTGAGCGGCACCTCGCGTGTCATCGTCATCACTGGCGGCAAGTCCAGGCATTGTTCTTTGGTGAAGCGAATCGCAGGCTGCAACGCCTCGTGTACCAGCGCTGGCGCTGTGGGCTTGGCAGCCCACTTGAACATCGTGATTTTGTTCATCACCTGATCGCGCCATGATGTGAAGAACTTGGGAACACCGTCCGGGTTAACGAGCTTGGCCAGGCCGTACGCATCCGCAGGGGACTGCGATGCTGGGGTGCCCGTCATCATCCACAGGTGCGTGTTGGGCTGCATGATCGACTTCAAGGTCTTCCATCGCTTGGTAGTAATGCTTTTGTATGCGTTCGACTCATCTACGATGATGAGGTCGAACCTGCCGTCGTTGATGATTTCTTGGGAGATCAGGTTCAGCCCGTCGTAGTTGCAGATCACGAACTCGTAGTCTTGCTGGATCATCTCAATACGGCGGCTAGATTGCGCGTGGTGCGCGACAATGGCCGAGCGATGGATGATGCTGTTGTTCAAGTCGTTGAGCCACGCGCTTTGCATGATCGAGAGCGGGCACAGAATCAAACAGCGGCGCACATCCCCACGCTGCATCAGGTAGTCGGCTGCCCACAGCGCAGACAGCGTCTTGCCAGTACCCGGCTCGGAAAAGACAAAGGCTTTCTTGTGCATCGTGAGAAACGCAGCGGTCTCTCGTTGGTGCGCCATCGGCTTGAACTTTCCTGGCCAGTTGTAGCGGCGTGTGATGGGAGAAGGCACATCTTTGACGCCCAGGTTCTTTAGCACACGCATTTCATCTAAACCAAAATAAACGGCCACATCGTAGCCACCATCCGTGCGTTCAATGATTTTGTGTTTCGGTATTATTTTGTATTTGTGCGGGTTGCGTGTGCGAAAAATGACGGCGCGGTCTTCAAATATCTGCACTTGCTTTCTCCTCGGTTTTTATTTGTCGCTCATGTTTGCCTTGGGGGAACGGAGTCGCAGGTTTCCGGGCGTACTCTTTCCGCCTTTTCGCAAAGGCTTGACGTGGTCAATCTGCTTACCTGTTCGATCCACGCCTTTCTTGTCGTACTCACGACGCGCTCGCTGGCGCTCAATCTGATCGGCTGTTTCGCCGGATTTCTTTTGCAATTTGTATGCATGCTTGTAGTCTCGTTTCCCGTTAGTTTGTGTCATGGTCGACTCCTTGTGAAATGGTTTGAGCAAATTTCTTGATCCGAGTAAGGTGCTGCACTACCGCTTCGTGCACATCCTTGCGGGTAGAAGGTCTGCACATCGCTTCAAAATCCAGTATCTTGATGTGCAGGGTGCGCATATCGGGGGATAGCCCGACTGTAAATGCGTTTTTTGCTTTTTTTCTGTGTATTGGCGCATCCATCTTAGTCCCTTTTCGTGTTGTACTCGCATGTCTTCACCGCGCACCAGCCGCATAGTGGCGTGGGCTTGGGGTTCCATACACCGCTGTCATGTGCCTGTTCGATGCGGGCGACACGTTCCCGATAATCCCACCAGTAATCTTCGGCTTCACCGCGCAGGTAGTTGCCCTTGACCAAGTCGTTCTTGACCACGAACAGCAAGCCGCCGTTGACCTTGCGTATGTGAGGGAAGTGCGTGAAGACCATCAGCGCCATCAGCTTCAACTGTTCCCGATCCGGGTACTTGTTGTTGCCAGTCTTGTAGTCCACCACCCACGCCGTCAAGTTGTCATCGTCAATGATGAGCAAGTCAGCAATACCGCGTACCCACACATCCTTGTCCAGGAAGCCACACGGGCGCAGATCAGCAGTGACGCCCATCTTGTACTCGCACAGCTTCCTCCCAGGCTTTTGCAGCAAAGCGTCGAGAGTATCTTTAATAAAAAGAAATTGGGGAGGAAGTTCCTTCCCGTCCCTGACGTAGAACTCCGCCGCTTCGTGCAGCTCCTTGCCGTACAGCGTGGCGTCGGTGTCTTGGAACTTGTAGTTCTTGAGCACCTTCACTTCGTGGTAGCGGCGAGGGCAACCTTCGTAGTCTTTGAGGGAGCTGTGGCTCCATGTGACGGTCTTGGTCATGTCAGAATCTTGCAGTGTTGATGGCCCTGGCCAAGCGCAGGGAGAACTCTTCCACGAACTGCTCGCGCTCATTGAGCTCGTGCTCCTTCATGTCGTGCAGGATGGCATGCACCACCTCGTGCCAGAAGGTTTCGTGGAGTGCGGACAGCTTGAACGGTATGTCGTGGTGCGTGCGTCTGCCCAGCTCGATCTTGCGCTCGGTGTAGTTGACGCGCCCCATCAAGCTCTTGTCGCGCATGGCCTCGACGACCTCGACGCTGTACCACTTGGCACCGACTTTAATTTTCTTTGGTAGTGATAGTTGCTTCATGCTTCTCCTTATTTAACGTCGCCATAACAACGGCTGTGACCAACGTCTGAGTTGAGTGGTATCCCAGGCATGTACTTGGGCTCCGCAACCATCTGTTCCCACACCCACTTGGTTGCTTCTTCTGCTTCTTCAGCCGGTACCACAGCCCACAATTCATCATGGACTGTGCCTACCACGGGGTACTTTTTG